TTTTCTTCCTTCTCTATTTTTTTATCTTCTTTTTCTTCTTTCTGATTTTCGATAGTATTTTTGTCTCTTCTATCTTTTGGTTCAGTAAGAGGATGATTTCCAGTGTCACCAGAAGGAACTAATCCAAAATCTTCTGGGTTCATTGAGTCTTTTGTAAGAGCAATTTTTTCAAGATCATTACGATGTTGAGGATTGTGGTAAGGACTTGCTTTTTGCGGCATTACTTCTGCTTTTCTGTCCTTCTCTTCTCTACGAATTCTTATTTTCTCAATTTCAGGTATCTCGCCAAATCTTTCAACAAGAGTTTCTGCACTGATAATGTTTCTGTCCGCAAGCTGAATAAGAAGGTTTTTCTCAGAAGCCTCATCAGAAAGAACCATCTGATCAAAGTGAATTCTTGCTGGAAGCCTAAAGCCCATAGCTTTTTGGACTATTTCTAACTCTTGATTCCACCAATTAACTAAAACCTGACGGCCATACTCTAGTCTTTCAACAAGCGTTTTTAGACTAATAAAATTATTGGTGAAACCACCACCGCCACCAGAAGCCATTCCAGTAAGAGTAGGAGGAACTCCGAGACCTGCATATATATTGGTAAGTACAGGTTCGTATTTTTCTTTACCTAAAAACTTGTAAACTTGAGACTGACTTTCTGAAAACTTAAGCTCTGGTCCCCATACTAAATCCATTGTTCCGCCACCAACATTACTAGCTAAGATNTTTCTTAACTTATTAATCGCAGCTTTAGTTGGAAGNATTTTATTATCTAAGTCTCCTAAGCTCCANAGTCTTATATTAGAAATAGCNCCATCTAGAGCAGATATATCAGCAAGTTTCATCTTTTCAAGCATGATGATGTCATCAAGGATAGCGTATATCATTGGATTTGCCCAAACAAGCCAATCGTCTTTTTTGTAGTAGTGTACTGATACTTTTTCTGGATCTAAAGGAACTATGTTTTGACCATTCTCTATAGCTTTAAGAATATCTGGAGGAAGCATTGCGTGTAAGTTTCTATGATAAGGACTATCCCCTGTCATACTCTTATTAGTTAGACCTCTAACTAACTTTGATACTTTTAATGCATATTGAGGTTGACCAACAAATGTAGCTAATTCGTTTCCAATTACTTCAACAGACATTGGGTTTAAAAAGTCAAACTTCCAAGGTATCTCTCTTTTATTAACTTTTAGATCTACTACATCAATGTCAGTTTCACCAACAGCTTTTAATTCATTCTCTGTTTTCTTATTTATCTTGGCATTTCTTCTTTTTACTACTACATTTCCACATCTATACAAAGTATTTAGGAATCGCTCACTTCTCTCTATTCCACTTACTTTTTTGAACCAAGCTCTAAAGAATTTTTCGATTCTCTTATTTGGATGAACAATTGTTATACCTTGACCAGCAAAATCTGCCATTAGGTCAATTACATTGCGAATAATCCCAACCCTGTCGTATGCAGACATGCACATACGAATAGCTTCTTTTTGTCTTTTTGGTACAGATTCAGAAGATCTAAATCTATTGTAATCTTGTCTATCAAAGCCAACTCTTACAGAACGATTAGGCTCAATATCTAAAAAAGAACGACGATTATAAGCTACAGACTTTTGAATACCATCATAAGATTCGATATTATCAGAAGTATCAAAAAGAGCCTGTCTTTTACCAGAGTCATCAGACCAAGTTACAAAAGCTTGTGTTTTTTCTTGGTTTTGTATTGGATCGTTATCAGCCATTGTTCACCTATTCAATTGCAATTGGAATGATTGTGGAATTAATCTAATTGATTATACACCAAACTAATATACATCTTTCATTCCTTCTGTGAACCAAGATGGGCCAACATAAGAAGGACCTGTCATGTTACCTTTGCTGCCTCTTGCAAATCCTCCGATCGTATCATAAACAGGAGGAGGAGCAGTTCTTAGTATTCTTCTTGCAGACCAATTTGCCATTATTAAAGATGAATAACGGTCTTTTCTTAGCCTATCTTTTCTTCCGCCGGGAAGTTTTACTTCAGGCGTATCCCATTTGTCTCTACCAGAAGGAGTTTGTGACATAATAATCATAGAAAGCTCATCCTTGAGTTCTTCTATTTCCATTATGCAATCTTCTAGTGTGTCATATAAACGATTTTTTAATTTGTCATCGGATATAGCGAGGCCAAGTGTAGCTGAATCAAAATAAGGAAACAGTACAGTCTTGTCTTCAAAGTCTTTCCTCAATCCATGATTTGCTTCTGCAACCCAATCAGCTTTAGCAAATTGTATAAGTTCCACAATGTGNAATCCGGGTTCACCATCGGTGTCTTTTTCTTTTTTATCGTTAATAGTGGGCCAAATGGGAACTTCGCCCTCTCTAATCTTATCTGGATCATGCAATGCTTCCATGATTGCAATCCCTCCACCTTGAGCATCTAAAGCTATTTCAGCACAAGGAAATACCTTCATCAAATTTCTTATCTTTCTAGCACAATAAGAGTAAAAGTCAGACTCATCAGCTACTCCAGCTTTTACTTGTTCTTTATGTCTACCTCTATTTGTTGTCCAGCAATATACTACCCTGCTGTGATCTTCATTGACTTCCATTACGACTATAGAAAAGTTATCTACTTCAGAAGCAGGGTCAATACCATATACATATCTAGCGTTAGGATTTCCTCTTGTCACAGCATGAAACTCTATATCGCCACTTGGAAGACTAATTGGGTTTTGAGGAGATGCCACGCAGGACTCAATCAGAGAGCGTTTAAAGAACCCATTACTGTCTGTAGAGAAACACGCCCCAAACTCCATTTGGTAGATTCCTGAGTGAACTGTGGCCTTTGAGCGAGCAACCTGAGCAGAATCCATAAAACCTTCAGGCAAAAGTTCAAAAGGAACTCGGATAATAGAATACTGACGCCAATCAAAACCATCGGGAACGCCATCTTCTCCAAATATTTCCTCTAACTTCTTAGCGTCTCCTTGACTTGTTATGAAACTCTTCCATTTTTTCCAGTATTCTGCAAAATGATTGAAATCATAATAGGCCGTACCAGAAAGTATAATTTGGTTTGCACCTTCCTCGTGTGTTTCTTGTTCGTCTTCTGTAAGTTCTCCAAGTTCGATAGCTTTCTTTTCGGCAGCTATTCTTCTTACGTTTTCAATAGGAGAAGCACTAACGGCGGCAAAACCGGCGACGACATTTTCAAATATCTCTCTAGGTATAGATGCAAATTCGTCAGCGATGATGTCGTTAGCACGTTGACCACGAATTTTACTACCGTCACCAAGAGGTAAGCATGTGATTTGACTGTCTCCAATCTTTAATCTACACATGTCTACATCTCTTCTTGGTCCACCGTTACTACCTACAATATCTCTAAGGAGAGGAGAGCTTCTCCAGATAGTGTCCATATATTCAAAAAGGACTTTAGACTGTCTAAAAGCAGCACCAACAATTACTATCTTTCTTCCGGGTATTAATAAAGCTCGAAGTATAGCATAAACAGATAGTATAAAAGATTTACCAAAACCACGACTAGCAATCAGCATTGGAAATTTTCTGTTCCACATCTCTTTAAGCATAAGAGCTTGTGTTGGTAAGATATCTATGTTGAAGAGTTCTTTACAGACAAAAGAAAAGTACTCTGGGTTAGTCATTAACCAAGTTAATTTAGTAGTAAACTCTTCTTCTGTAGGAACGCTAAAAGGATTTATTATTTTAGAATCATCTACATTGATGTTGAGCCAAGCATCATTGATTGCTTTTATATTTTCAATCTGCTTGTTCACGCAGCAATATCTCCGTTTTTTCCTCGAATATCAACATCGCTCTTGCCTCAGCGTCTAGCTTTGAATCACAAAACACAACTTCAACACCGCTCTGTTCTTGATATTCACATAATTTTTTCCACATAAACTTTCCATTCATCCTGACATACTGCAATTGTTTTTTAGGTATTCCAGAATTTTGAGGAAAGTTCATTAAGTCATCTATAGAAAACTCACATAGGATATACTTCCAACGAAAGTCAGACATTCTCTCTATCTCAGCTTCAAAGGCTTTTCTTTTTTTGCCAAGATTCATTGCAAGTTCGCCGGTAGAAGCTTTTCTTTCAATGACTAGATCTCTTTCAAGACCTCTAGCTGTGTAGTCTCCAGTCTTTAATCCCCATCTAGCTACTGCTAGACATTTATCAAAAGCATCGAAACTCCAGCCATTCTTTTCCCTAGTGTCTTTTAAAATTACATATTTCATTTAGAGTTTTTTCTAACTATATCCATGAATAGTGGTTCGTAACTACTCTCAGATCCAGTTATTTCCTTATGACATTTCCAACAGAGAGTTATCCCGTTATTAATATCATATCTTAAATAAGGAGCATCTGCCCATCTTCTTATATGATGAGCATTCAAAGCCTTCTTATATCCACAACCCGGCATTTGACACTTATGTCCATCTCGTTTAT